TTGCAGATACTCCATGAATGGGGTGATGGTTGTCTTCTCGATACGGGCAATCGCACCAAAGATCACGATCGCACAAGCACCGGGAGAGTTGGGAATCTTGGTGTTCTTCGGGTCTTTGATTGTGGCTTCCCAAGTAGGCAGTTGGTCAGCGAACTCAATGTACGCTTGCATATCACGCGCACCAGCCTCACCGATCGCACCAGTAAGCGCCGAGATCACAGTCTCGGGGTCGTTGATACCGCGAGTCTTAACAATGTTAGATGCAGTCTCAAGCGAACGGGGCGATACGAAAGCGTTCTGCGCCTTGCGTGGGTTGTAGATGTACGGGTTCTCGTTCTGCGATCCATCGGTATACGATGCAAGCACTTGCGGAAATTGGTGCACCCATGCACACACCTCGGGTGCGATGCCCTTGGGCATGGCCCACTCAAGCCACTCCTCTGCGCTCGGCTTGGCGATCGTCACGGGAACCAGTCGGTTGCGGCTATGCGCTTTCAATGAGTCGCCCACACCATCGGTGGACAAGTTGCCAGTCAGAAACACCACGGTATCTTTGGACAACGGAATGTCACCGAGTCGTGGGTTTGCCTTCTCAAGCATGGGGTGGAGCATATTCTTCACTGGGTCGGCACCCTTGGTGAACTCGTCCAGCATGATGACCAGCGGCTTGTTGTTGTGCACCTTGAATCGTGCGTTGGGGTAGTAGCGTGTTGTCTTGGTGTCGTGGTCGATCACAGGCATTGCAATGTCGCCCAAGTCCATGTTGGGTACATCAATATACGCATAGTCAAACCCAAGGCCATCGGCGATGTTCTCAAGCAGGGATGACTTGCCGATGCCGGGCTCGCCTTGCAACAGGAACCGAGTCTCGGGGTTGGACTTGATCAAGCCAGCGGCTTGCTTGAGGGTGATGCTCTTACCAAAATTGATTTCAGCCATTTCTAATACTCCAAAGTTTCTGATGTGCCCCGGTAACATTTGTTACTTTCGTTGGGGCGTTGCGTTCAGTAGACGAATTCCCACTGAACTTATATTGTACCACAGTTGGTTTACAATGTCAAGTGTTTTCCCCCTTGTGTTCGGTTTTTGTACACTGTCCGCTATCCTTGATGCAAACATGGTAGTCAATCACATTGAAAGCCCCAAGCACAAAACAAAGAATGTGGAACGCCCCAACTACAAGAGTGAACCCCTTCATGCGCTTTCCCCATCAACCCAGCTGTGGTATTTCATGTTCGGCACTTTGTCCTTGGGCACCTCGTACCGCTCGAACACCTCGCTTGAGAACCACTTGAACAACACAGTGTCCAGCGTATTCTTAGCCGGGGCCACATCGAACCATACCGTGCGTGTACCCCGGTCGGCCCTCTTCTCAACCAAGCTCGTATGGTTGTATGTCAGTAGCACCAACGCCGCCTTGTGAAAGTTCTCGTGCTTGGTCTCCTCGGGTTGGTCGGACGCAATCAACGCAAGGAACTCGGTCGTTGCTGTTTCGTAATCCTCCTTTGATGCTTTGCGCCAGCCACTGTATGTGTTCGGCTTCTTGGTCAGCGAGTCCCACTTGTCCTTGTTCACAATAGAGTAGCTGGTATCGTAGTAGGCCTTCTCTCCGAGCGCGTCGGCAAGTTCAGTGAACGCGCAGTTGATCATCGTTCGCATCGGGCCGTAGTGCCCACCCTGACTTTCTTCTGCGCGTAGCTTGACGAACCCCTTGAAGTAATCGTAGAAATCTTTGAACCGACCCCTAACAGTGTTGGCTCCCTTGCGATTCACTCGGTAGGCGTAGTGCGTCTGCGTGGTGATGGCCTTGAGTCTGCCGTCTTGTACCCGTAGGCGCAACACCTCCTCGTCACCAAGCGACAACACGGAGTCATCCACTCGCACGATTGTTTTCCCTCGTTGACCTTTGACGCTTACGCCATTGCCCAGCACCCCTTCGATGAACATATGCGTGGACGCTGTTGCCCACCCGCCGTTGGTGATGTGAATCTCCCCGTCCGGCATGAACGACACCACCGGGGTTTTGTACAACACGCACTCGATCGCGTTGTTATCTGCGTTCTTGCGTATGCTGTAGCAGTCGGCATAGCGTCTGTCGGCCAGTGGTCGTAGGTCTTCGCTTCGCCCACGGATTGGCTTTGTGCGTTCCCACCATGTGTGCGCCACATCGTAGCTACGGATGCGCGGCACTTTCAATACTGTTTGATAACCCATCTCACACCACCTTGTTCAGTTTGTCTAACACATACTCACGCATCAGTGCGTAAGCCTCATCCTTGCGACCTTCCCGGTCGGCTATCCAGATACGGGTCAGCATCTCGTCCCCATACCCTTCGTGCCCAAGCCCTCGGCTGTTGTATTCCTGAATGATTTCATCGTCATCGAACTCTTCCAAGTCCACATCTACATGTATATACGGCATCTCATCTCTCCTTAATTGCGTACACCTTAACTGTCTTCAGTGTCGGGTACAGGGTTGTGAATCTGATTTTCGCGGCCTCCATGTTCTTGGCCTCGATGCGCTCGGTTATCCAATTGCCGAACCGTGCACTCCATCCTGTCGCCATGTATGTTCCTAACATTTGTTAGTCCTCCAGTGATTTAAGCCATGCGGCCTTTACTCTCTCATACTCCTCGGCCATGAGCTTGGACGCATGTGCGCCCCTGCGGATAGCGTTCTTCGCCGCCTCCATGAAGAACATATCCTCCAGCTCTGCGTCTGCGCGATGCAGTCCACGCGCCAGCTTCTCGGTCTCTTTCACCACCCAATCGAATGTGCGGTAGGTGTCGAACCTTTCTGTTGCCTCCATGTACCGCGCTGGGTCTTTCGATGCGGCCAGTATGCTGAGCAACACACCCGGGCTCAGGTCTCCAGCGTGCGCACAGTCGAACCCGAACTTGCCCTTGTCGGCATAGGTCAGCCCTCCGTGTACGCTCACGCTCGGCTTGTCGTAGTGCAGTCCGTAGAAATGATGCTTCTTCGGCACAGTCACATACCCACATAGGGCCAGCGTCATCGGGTTGCGCTTGACCTCGCACTTGTACTTGGTCGTTGCTTCCTTCCACTCCAGATGGTCAGGCTCGGTTTCCCATGGCCTGTCTTGAATGAGCAGTTTCAGTTTGTGTTCAGCTTCTAACATCTGTTAGTCCTCCAGTGATTTGTTCTCGCTCAGCTTGAGCATTCCCAAGAGCACATCGTAGTCATCGTGCTCGGTTATGAGTTCCCACACGCCACTGCCTTTGACATTCGCGTGGTCGTACCAAGATCGGCTACCCACGATGAGCATCCCACTCAGTGCCCCGCGCAGTAGCACGAACTCTTTCTTGCGTTCAGGCATGGCTACCCCCTGATGTGCCACGGGTAGAGCGTGGTCGTTGCATCCCTCGGTTGCGGGAAAGTGATGCAGAGCAACTCCTTGGTGTCCAAGTAAGTCAGACACACGCCCTTGTACATCTCCTTGGCTTTGAGTACCTCCTCATCGGTGGCTTCCTCATTCGCAAGCAGTTGCATCAAAGTCGATTCAATATCTTCTTTGGTCTCTTTTAGCTTGCGCCACTTGAGCGCGGCCTCGTGCAATTTGATAGTCATCGGTTCCCCCTTGTCAGGTCTAACACCCACACCTCGATGCGGTGCGCTTCATCATGCTTGCCCATAAGACGCAAGGCGTTAGCCAACTGCATCCCCGCTTGGTAGGCGTTCTCGGCTTTCTCTGCTTCGCTCATGTCAGCTCCTCCGGTATGTCAATTTCAGTGCCCTCACTTGTTACCTCAGCTGGTGGAGGCTCAGGCGTAGCTCCAACAGTTACAGTAGAGGCCGAAGCTGGTGCCGTATCTAATACAGGTATGGTTACAGAGTATCTAACTGGTACAGTAAGCAAGTACTCAGGTATGAATACACTGAGCGTTGAGCTCCTTGAGCGCTCAGATCCAAATTTCTATGCAGAGCTTACAAATCAGCTCCAAAATGCGTACCTTACTTCTATCGATACCGCAGTACTTTCAGCTCTCGTAACTGCAGGTACTAACTCAACTGCTACTACTGCAGACAGCGATGGAATTATCTCTTACGCATCCGAAGCGGCTGCTCTTGTTTACAAGAATACCGGCTACTTTGCTCAGAACTACATCGGTAACGCCGCACAATGGCAGCTACTAATGGGCGCAGTCGATTCGACAAAGCGACCAATCTATAACGCTATTCAGCCAATGAACGCAGCCGGTCAGGTAGGCCCTCAGTCTATCCGCGGTAACGTACTCGGCCTTGATCTCTACGTAGACAAGAATTTCGCAGCTACTACAGTCGATGATAACTCAGCGATTATTTTGGCTCCTGAAGCTTTCACCGTTTACCGTGGACCACAGGCTTATATGTCAGTAAACGTAGTATCTAACCTACAAGTACAGGTAGCGATCTACGGCTTTATGGCAACTATCGCAAAGATGCCTAACGGTATTATTAAGTTTGCGAAGGCATAAGCAAAAAACTAATAGTCGGTAGGGCTCTTAGCCCTTTGAGCCCTACCGGCCTCTTTTTAGATAGGAGTGGACCGTGGCGGCGACTTACGTAACCGAGCAAGAGTTACGCGATAACCTTGGCATATCCGATTTATACTCGGATAGCCTTATCGAGGAGTGCTGCCAAGCTGCTCAGGATATTCTCAATCAGTTTTTATGGTTCGACTCAGTGCCAGTAGTAGGCGTAACGTTACAAAATAACGTAGCTACCGTAATGGTCGCTAACCCTGCAATCTTTAGTACCGGTCAGTCCGTAACCTTGAGTGGATGCGGCTCAACCTTTAACGGTACCTACACAATTACCGGCACTATCCCGTGGAGCGCCGGCACCGTTAATCAGATCCCGAGCCTAGTGTTTAACCCTTATACGTGGAACTGGCCTAACGGATATAGCTTTATCCAATTTTCTAAGACTGCCGCTAACGTTAATTTTAAGCGAGTACTACCTTACGGATCAGCCGTAGGAGAAGATACAAAAACTAACTCATACGCTACGACCCCGGCCGTAAGAGAGGCCGCGATGATCTTAGCAGTAGATATTTTTCAGGCTCGCCAAGTCTCACAGACTGGCGGCGTAACGATCGACGGCTTTAGCCCTAGCCCTTACCGTATGGGTAACTCAATGATCGGAAAAATTAGAGGGCTTATCGCCGGTTATCTAAACCCTAACGCTATGGTCGGTTAGATGACTGCGCCGATTACTACCCTGCGAGCTACCGTAGCCGCCGCACTAGCTAATAACAATGTGTGGAATACCTATAGCTTTCCACCTCCAACTATTACCGCTAATAGCGTAATCGTCGTACCGGATGATCCTTACATTACGCCGAGCAATAACACCTACGCGACTATCTCGCCTATGGCGAACCTCAAGGTGATTATGACCGTACCGCTGCTCGACAATCACGGGAACCTTAACGGCATCGAAACTATGGCGGTAGCGGTGTTTAATAAACTTGCCGCCTCAAATATCGTTATGAATATTGGCAGTATGTCAGCGCCGACCGTACTCGATGTACAGAGCGGTACCTTGCTTACTGCCGATTATCGGATCTCAATACTCACGAGCTGGAGCTAATATGCCGTATACAGAGGATGACCTAAAGTTTTTGCGAAAGATCGGGCAGATCGTAGACGAGCCTGCTCCGGTTAAAGTAGCAAAAGAAAAACCAACACCAACACCAACAACCGAAAGCGAGGAATAGGCTATGGCCGTATTCTTATCAAATGGAGTGGTCGTAACCCTTAACTCGGTCGATCTCTCAGATCACGTAACAAGCGCCACGATTAACCGTACCTTTGAGGAATTGGAAATTACTGCGATGGGCGACTCCTCGAGACGTTATGCCCGTGGGTTAGAGACCAGCACCGTCACGCTGGATCTGCTAAACGACACTGCTACCGGTGAAGTCCTACAGACTTTGCAGGCTGCTTTTGGTCAGACAGTACCTCTAACACTTAAGCAGACAAGCGCAGTCGTATCAGCTGCGAACCCTGAATACCAAACTACAATTTTGGTGAACAACACCACCGACATTAACGGGGCCGTCGGGGACATTAGTACCCAGTCGATTACGTTTACTTGTAACTCACCTATCGTCGTAGACGTAACACCATAACCAACTAGCAAAGGGGCAACAAATGGCACGACTCAAGATCAAAAGGGCTACCGGCGAGGTAACAGAGCATCAAATCACGCCGCGTATTGAGGTGGCCTTTGAGCTTTACGCAAAGAAAGGGTTTAGAAAAGCCTTTAGAGAGGACGAAAAGCAGGAGCATCTCTATTGGTTAGCTTGGGAGTGTATTAGAACGTCCGGCGAGACCGTAAAAACTTATGGTCCGGACTTTCTCGACACACTTGCCGAGGTCGAGGTCCTCGACGACGAACCTTTAAGCTAGGGCGAGATTCCCTTACGTATCAGGTAGCGCAACTATCCATACGTTTAGGGGTCTCGCCTCAAGCGATACTCGATCTCGATAACGAGATGTACAAGATGTTAATACAAGTGTTAAACGATCAAGCTAAGGAGGCCGAGGAATATGCCCGTAGAAGTAAAAGGCGTTAAGGCAACCATTAAAGCTATTCGTAAAGTCGATCCTGAGCTATTAAAGAATATGAACAAAGAGATAAAGGCTGCGATGATCCCTATCCGGGACAAGGCTAGAGGGTACGCACCATCACCGCAGCCGGATAACCTTTATGGCTGGAACGAAAACACAGTAGGGCAAAAGATCACGGCGCGTAACTCGGCCTTTAGGACTTTTAATACCGAAGGCCGGGTACGCCTCTTTCCTCTTTACGATTACGAGACAGTCAAAAAGGGTATTTATTACAAGGCCGGCGGCAGCGATCGTAACCGTAATGGCTGGCGAGCTATGTACTTTGTAGCTAACGCCTCAGCTGCCGGAGCGATCTACGAGACCGCAGGCCGAGCCGAGACTACCTCCCGTAAGGGCTACCGCTCTAATAACCCGGGCGCTGGCGAGCACTTTGTAAGTCGTATGGGGCAACTCTATGGCGCTACACGCGAGGAGCGCGGCCGTATGATTTTCAGAGCTTGGCACGAGGACCAGGGTAAAGCGCAGGCAGCAGTAGTAAAAGCTATCGAGGCTACTATCAACGCCTTCAATCAAGGCTCATATACAAAGGCGGCATAAATGGTATCTAAATTACCTAGTATGGTCGTAAGCGCCGTAACTACTTTCGACGGCAAGGCACTCGCTAAAGGCACAAAACAAATCTCTAGTTTTGCCTCAAATGCTAAAAAAGCTTTTGGAGCTCTTGGTCTAGCCGCTTTAGTCGCGGGTACGGTTAAGTTCGGTAAAGAGGGCGTTAAAGCTTTTGCAGAAAACGAAAAGTCAGCAAAGCGTTTAGCCGGTGTAGTAAAAAATCTAGGCCAGGCTTTCGAGATTCCTATGATCGAGGAAAACTTAGACCGTATCTCGGCTAAGTATGGCTATCAAGGCGAGGTCCTACGCGAGGCGTATCAGAAACTTTTAACGGCTACCGGATCGGTTACAAAATCTAACGAGCTACTTAATGCTAGCCTAGATATTGCCGCTGGATCGGGTGAAAATTTAGTAACAGTAAATCAGGACCTAGCCGCTCTATACGTGGGTAATACTAAAGGTCTAAAAAAATATAACCTCGGGCTAACACAGGCTGAGCTAAAGACTTTAGATTTTGAGAAGGGCGTAGCTCTACTTAATAAAACTTTTAAGGGAGCCGCCGGCCAAGAATTAGAAACCTATAGCGGCAAGATGCGCGTACTCGGCGAGGCCGCAGATAACGCACAAGAGATTATCGGCGGCGGTTTAGTCGATGCCTTTATGATTTTAGCCGGCGACACTACTACCGAAGACTTAGCCGAGTCTATGGCTACACTTGCTACAAATACTTCTAACGTAATTACAGAATTAGCAAAACTAGGTAAAGGCGTAGCCGATTTTGTCGGTGAGGGATATAGGCAAGTAGATAGTTTTGCCGACGATATTACTAATTTCATAGATCGTATTACCGGTAACTCGGACAGAATAGCCCAGCGTAATATAACGCGCTCGGGCGGTTACCCTAGCTCAGCGCTAGGACCGATGCCGGTAGATCCTAATATTGCCAAGCGCGACAAGATCGAAAGAGATCGTCTAAAACTTGAGAAAGAAAGAGCGGCGCTGGCAGCTAAAGCGGCTAGGGCTGAAAAGCAAAAACTAGCCTTGACTAAGGCCTCTGCCGCTTTTGATACTACGCGTATCGGACTAGCAGCAGCTCTTAAGGCTACTTACGATAAAGAAACAAGGCTACGCCTCGAGGCTCTTATGCTGATCGAGGAGGATCGCGGCGACGAGGCTCTTAAGAAAATCGACGAGCTTGCTAAATTCCAAAAAAACGCCGATATGCAACGTCTAGCCGGTGTAACCGAGATTAGTAACGCTACCCTCGAGTCCCTCAATAAGCAGCTGATAACCGAGCTAAGAGTAGTAGAGCAGAGCAAGTTAGCCGAGAGTGAGAAAGAGATAGCCCGAGAGCAAGCTTTCTCCAAATATAACGCTGCGATAACGGCCGCCGGTACGCTTATGGCTAAAGAGGCTTATAGCGAGCGCGTACAGATTCAACTTACCGAGATCGCTCGACTAGCCTCGATCAGTGCTACGACAAGTGCAGCTAATACCGCAGCTCTTTTAATTGAGGCTAACGAGCTAGGGATGATTGACCGCGTGGCTAAGGCTCAACAAATAGCGGATGCGGCTCGACTCAAGGCCCTTAAAGAATATCAAGATGCGTTAAATAGAGTCGGACTTGATTACGGCGGTAATAAACTCGGTGCGCCGGTACCTAACTTTGTACCGCCTGAGTGGAGCGTACCTAATTTAGGACTAGGTGGATCTAAGACAGACTCGGCAGCTCGTATCGCTCTAATGGAGCCAGCGGCTACGGGTAACTATGCAACGTCTAGCGGTAATACTAACGTCCAGCTAACAGTCAATACCGGTATCGGAGACCCTGAGGCTATCGCTCGAGCTATTGAGGATACGCTTAATCAGTCCACCTATCGAGGCACCTCAACCGGTAGAGGTACGGGTAACTACATACTATGAGTACGTGGCTACCCGAGTGGAGGATCATCGTAGGGACCACCGTTTACGATAACGTCCTAAGCGTTAATATGGCTACGGGCCGAGATGATATTGACCTACAGTGCAACGCAGGCTACGCACGTATGGAGATCGTAAACCTCGATAACTCGGCTTTTGACATTGACGTAACCGACTCGCTTACCCTTGAGCTTAAGAATAGCGCCGGTGTCTATGTGCCCGTTTTTGGCGGTCAAGTATCCGATTTTGGTATCTCGGTGCGCTCGCCTGAGGAGACCGGGTTTATAACGATCGGTAATATTTTGGCAGTAGGATCTTTGTCTAAACTGACTAAAGCTCTTTTCCCGGATGCCCTGAGTAAAGATTTTGACGGCAACCAAATCTACGACGTACTTAACGAGCTACTTATTAACTCGTGGTTCGAGGTAGCCCCTGCCCTTGAGTGGATCGACTACGACCCTACGACTACGTGGGCCGATGCGGAAAACGTAGGGCTAGGCGAAATAGATCAGCCTGGACTATACGAGATGATCCCTCGCTCGGCAGACCCTTTTAGTAGCTATAACCTCTGCGCTCAGATCGCACAAAGCGCACTAGGGCAGATATACGAGGATAAGGCTGGGCGAGTGTGCTACGCCGATGCCGATCACCGGACCGCCTATCTCACTACTAACGGTTATACGACTATCTCGGCTAACTACGCTACTCCGTCTAGCGTTAAGTCGATCCTACAGATAGGCAAGATCCGTAACTCGCTTGTCTTTAACTACGGCAATAACTACTCGAGCCAAGCTACGGCCCTAGACACGGACTCCATCGCTAACTATGGCCGCTATCAGCGTAGTTTTAACTCCAACCTAGACAAGCTTACCGACGTAGAAGATGTAATGGAGCGAGAGCTAGGACTACGTGCCATCCCTCGAGAGCAGCTACAGAGCATTACCTTTAGGCTCGATAACTCAGAGCTACCCGATGCCGAGCGAGATAAGCTCATAGACATATTTTTTGGTGAGCCGGTCGTAGTTAATGATCTGCCTATAAATATGTTTAACGGTTCGTTTAATGGCTTTGTCGAGGGCTTTGCTATTAAGGCTACGCCGCAGTACGTGGACTTTACCCTTACCCTAAGCCCTACAGATTTCTCACTGGTCGCGCCACAGTGGGATACAGTAAACCCACCATCCCTAATATGGACGGGCGTAAATGCTACTCTTATCTGGGAAAACGCTTTTGGAGGATTAACCTAATGGCAACAGTCACACCTAATTTTAACTGGCCCGTTCCTACCTCGACCGACCTCGTAAAAGATGGCGCTACCGCCATCGAGGCGCTTGGCGACTCTATAGATGCCTCGCTTGTCGATCTTAAAGGCGGCACTACCGGACAGGTACTAGCTAAAGCCTCAGGTACGGATATGGACTTTAGCTGGGTCGCGCAGGATGACTCTAACGCTATCCAAAATACGATAGTAGATGCTAAAGGCGATTTAATTGCAGCGACGGCAGCCGATACACCGGCGCGCCTTGCAGTCGGTACAAATGGTCAAGTACTTACTGCGGACTCAACCGCTGCTACTGGTCTTAAATGGGCTACTGCTGCAACTGGCGGTATGACTTTAATTAACACAGGCGGTACTACTTTAACTGGATCATCCGTTTCTATTGGATCTATACCGGCAACTTATAAAAATTTATATGTTGAAGTTGTAAATTTTTTGCCTGCGACAGATGATGCTAGATTATATGTTAGGCCAAATAACGTATCTACGGCTAATACTTATTGGGGTGGGCAAACGTCGACTCCGGCTGGGGATTACGCTTTTAACGATGTAACTTGGACATTAACTCTTGGTAATGATAATTCTACGGCAACAAATTTTACGCAATTTACTTTATATAATTATGCTAGTACAACGACTTGGAAAATGTTAAACGGACTTTCGATGCTAAATAGTGCAGTATCTCCAACTACCTCAGTCTCTTATCGTTCACTTATTGGTTTTGCCAATATAACAAGCGCGATCTCTAGCTTAACCTTTCATTTAAGTTCAGGAAATTTCACTTCAGGTACCGTTTATGTTTATGGAGTAAACTAATGACAAAGCCAATGATAAAAATCCACGATGTAACTACAGGGGAAATCGTAAATCGTGAAATGAGCGCCTCTGAGATTATTGCTTATGAGGCAGATTTAGCCATATTGCAAGAAAAAATAATTGCAGAAAAATTAAAAGCAGACGAGAAAATTGCTTTATTAGAGCGCCTTGGTATCACCGAGGACGAGGCTAAGGTCCTACTCTCATAATGCTAAAGAGCTATAACGGATACCCGGCCTCTAAAGATCCGGACGAAATAAAGATTAAGGCATACCCGGTAAAGGGTACAGACCGTAAACTTAGGTGCGCTGAGAGTGTGGGCCCACTCTTGGCGGCCTTTGCGGCAGAATTTCACGAGCTAATCGAGCCGATCGACGAGGGCACCTTTGACGATTGGGCCTACGCCTTTCGTATGGTCCGAGGTACGACCGATAAATTATCGTGCCACTCATCCGGTACGGCGATCGACCTTAACGCTACAAAGCATCCACTCGGTAAGCGCGGCACGTTTCCAGCCGAAAAGGTACCGATGATTCGGGCGCTATCTAAGAAGTACGGTCTCAAGTGGGGTGGCGACTTCAAGAGCCGAGCCGATGAGATGCACTGGGAGGTAGAAGTATCACCCGTCAAGGCTAAAGCCTTAATCGAGAGTTTAGGGTTATAATTATATAAATCTCTAAGGGCACTAGGGAGTAACACTATGCAAGATCAGTTAATCGCTGCCGGTAAGTCATACGCTCGAGCAGCTTTAGCGAGCGCCGCAGCTCTTTATATGTCGGGTATTACAGATCCAAAAGTACTAGCTAACGCGTTTATCGCAGGTTTAGTAGGTCCTCTACTTAAAGCCGTGCAGCCAAGCGAAAAGCAGTACGGTCTAGGGTCTAAATGATTCGGGCCCTGATAGGGGCGATGTTGGGGACGTTACTCCTATCAGGGTGCGGGTATCAGGGGTGGGTTCGCTATGAGTGCCAAGAGTTCGAGAACTGGCAAAAGCCTGAGTGCACTAAGCCGCAGTGCGAAGTTACGGGAACCTGCACTGAGGACCTTATTACGCGAAATGAGTAGAGAAAAGAAAAGGCTAAGCCCCGAGGATATCCACGCTCGCTTAATCTTTCTAATAGGTGCGGTACTAGCTTTAACCTTTTTTGTAATTACAGGCGGTGCGGTCTACGCGCTAGTTTTTGTTACTCAGCCCGTAGGTGCTCAAGCTCCTAATGATCGAGACTTTATACAGTTGCTACAAACTTTAGCGATATTCTTAACCGGAGCTCTAGGCGGCGTACTCGCCGGTAATGGCCTTAAATCTAAGCCTAAGGATCCGACAAAGCCCGACACGCCAGCGTAGATAATTGCTATATGTCGGTATATGCCCTCATACTGATACCACACACGCCGAGAGGGCTACTCGGATAGTATGCCTAATCGGCCTTAACAAAGGGCGATATATGAACAGTTTAGACTTTTTAGTAGTGTTCACAATTACGGGCATTATGGCAGCGTTTATCAAAGCTGCGTATACCTTAGGGTACCGACACGGCCACGGCAAAGGTTATGTAAGAGGCCGGGCGATCGTGCAAGCTCTTAAAGAAAAGAGCGTAATCTAAATGGGTTTCCTAGATAACTACGAGGACGTTAATACCCGTATTAAGCGTTTTAGGGCTGAGTTCGAGACTGGCCGCTTGATCGCTTTCATCGAGGAGCTCGATCTCGACAAGGGTATTATCCTTGTACGAGCTGAGGCTTACCGTAATTACGAGGATGCAGTGCCTAGCGCCGTCGATTACGCTTTTGGTAACGTAGCGACATATCCGCAAAATATGAAAAAATGGTTCATAGAGGACACTTTAACA